TAACTCTAGATTATTATAATCAACAAAGTATTCTTTTAAAAAAACCTCACAAAGTCCCTGACGAACAACACTTACCATAGCTTGCAAGGCTAAACCAACTCCAGATGAGTTCACACCTGATTTGAGGTACAGCTTGGTTACTGGGATCTCCCCGTTGCAGTAGTTTATCTGACTTACGTCATATAAGTCGCGAATTTGAACTGACTCAACTTCACCTTTATTATTTATGACGGGTACTTCGGAAGGACTCACAGTTGCGGTCCCCTTTTCGGGGTCACAGTTATAAAATAAATAAGCACTTAAGATCTTCTCAATTTTACTTTTTATAGCGTGTGGGATTTCATTACGTTTTGCCTTTCCAGGCACATTCAATTTAAAAAAGCTAGCCATTAGCTTCTCCTTTTAATACAGTTAAAAAATACGTTGACGGAAAGATTACTAAACAGAACATAGAGATTAATAAGAAGTATAACAAATACATAAAAGAACTATTATAATGACTGATAATTTAAGCAAGGAACTAACTAAGGCATTAAGCATAGAAGATAACATAGAACTTATTGAAGAGATAAAAGAGGTGTTACATAAAAACTCTGTCCTTAAAACTCAGCCAATAAACAGAATTAAATGGGCTAAGATCGAAGAGGTAACGCCAAACGATTACAACCCTAACTCAGTAGCTAAAAAAGAAATGGGGCTATTATATACGTCTATAAAACAAGACGGATACACTCAGCCAATAGTTACTATTTACGATCCTAAAGAAAAAATGTATGTCATAGTTGACGGATTTCATAGGTACTATACTGCAAAGACCAACGAAGATATACTAGAAAGAAACAAGGGACGTATTCCTATAGTAGTAATTGACAAAGATATTAACGACAGAATGGCAAGTACAGTTAGGCACAATAGAGCAAGAGGTATGCATAGCGTTACTGGTATGTCAAGTATGGTTTTTCAGATGCTAGAAAATGGTTGGAGCGATGAGGATATATGCAACGAGGTAGGGTTAGGTATAGAGGAGCTTGTCAAATTAAAGCATATAACTGGTTTCTCTAAGCTATTTGAGGACGCAGAATATAATAAGGCTTGGGAGACTAAAAATCAAATTAAGTTAAAGATAAACTATAAGAAAGGGCAAGAGAGCAATGGACAAAAATAGACACATAAAAAAAGAGTCTCTGCTGAAATCCTTAGAGCAAAGCCTTGGGGTAGTTACTGTGGTTTGTAGTCAAGCAGATGTACCGAGAAGTACCTACTATAAATGGCTCAATGAAGATGAGGAATTTGCTAAGCAAGTTAAAGAGATAGAGAACGTTGCATTAGACTTCGCAGAGAGTAAGCTACACGCTCAGATAGAAAGTAACAATACCTCTGCAACTATATTCTTTTTAAAAACGAAAGGAAAGAACAGAGGATATGTAGAGCGTACAGAGGTGCAGCAAGAAACAACCTACAAGAGCCTAGACATAAACATAATAGATACTGGTGTTCCACTAGCGTCTAATGAGAAAGACATAGTTGATTAAGACTAGTCCACTATATCATAAGAACTATAAGTCTACTGCCGACGTGGTAGTAAATCAAGGAGGTACGTCCTCTGGCAAAACCTATGCTATTTTACAAGTATTATTTAGTAAGGCTATAAATGAGGTATGTACAATAACAATAGTAGGGCAAGATATACCTAATCTTAAGGTAGGTGCTGGTAGAGATGCAGAGGATATTGTAGTTGAGTCTCCAGCAATAAAACAACAGATCGTATCCTTTCATATGTCAGATAGAGTCTTTACATTTAGGAATGGATCTATAATTGAATTCAATAGCTATGACAATGAGCAAGACGCAAAGTCTGGTAAGAGAGATTACCTATTTGTCAACGAGGCTAATGGTATACCCTACAACGTATATGAGCAACTATATTTAAGGACTAGAAAACAGACGTTTATAGATTACAATCCAGATGCTAGTTTCTGGGTACACGAGAAAGTAATTCCTCTGCCAACTACTGAGCTAATAATATCCGACCATAGACATAACCCTTTTCTGAGTGACAAGGTAAGGGAGAAAATAGAGGCTCTAAAGGACAAAGATATGGATCTATGGAAAGTATATGCCAGGGGCATTACTGGGAGAATAGAGGGTCTAGTATTAAGGAACTGGTACATAACTAAGGACGACTTTAGTAGCAAAAAGCTTGTAGGATACGGAATGGACTTCGGTTTTGCTAATGATCCGTCAACGCTTATAGAGGTGCATATGGAGGACGGAGAGCTATATGTCAAGGAATTATTGTATGAGACTGGATTAACTAATCAAGACATAAGTAATAGAATGAACATATTAGGGGTAAGCAGAGGAACGCTAATTGTAGCCGACTCAGCCGAGCCTAAAAGTATCGAGGAGCTAAGAAGATTAGGTTGGACAGTAGATGGCGTTAAAAAGGGCTCAGATAGCCTTATGTTTGGTATTAATCTACTTAAGGGGTACAAGATAAATGTAGACGCAAATAGCCCTAATTTAATTAAGGAGCTTGAACAATATAAATGGAGAGTTAAAAAAACTGGTGAAACAATAAATACACCAGAAGATAAGTACAATCACGCAATAGATGCCTTAAGGTATTTAGTTATGCATAAATTTAGTAAAAAAGGATATGGACAATACGCAGTCATTTAAGATCTCGGTAAGACAATACCAAGAAATCAACGGAATAGATGAAAGTTTATCATTAGTTGAGCAGAATATCTACGCAGTAGCAGCGATCAAGGATATCACATACGAGGAGGCATCTAAGATTAAGATGTCAGAATTTAAGAAAATAGTAGATCAGCTAAACGATTTCAATGTAAGGCTATTAGAGAAGCTAAGAATAAGAAACAAGATCTTTCTTAACGGAACAGAGTACCACATTGAGCATAAGCCAGATAAGCTAACTAGTGGGCAGCTATTAGACGTTATTAATGTAAGGAGTAAGAATCAAGGGGAGGCAGTAAAGGTAATGCACCTACTCCTAGCTGCTATGTGTAGACCTAGAGGCAAGGAATATGGTGACGACAATATAAACCTAGAGGAGAGGGCAAAGCTAATTCAAGAGGTAGATTTGCCAGATGTATGGAATGTCTTTGTTTTTTTTTGGAATCTTTGGAACGATTACTTGAACGATTCAGAGGACTCTTTGAGCAAGTGGATGAGGGAGACGTTGGAGATGACAAAAGAGATTTTGGACAACGATGGGGACTCTTCAGCGTAATAAAGGCTATGGCAGATTTACATAACATAAGTATTAACGAGTCTACTAAATTAGGTGCAATAGAATTCCTAAACTGGTGGGCATATATGGTGGAAAAGGAAGATTATGACAGAACAACAAAATGAATTATACGATAGTTTGACGGACTATTGGCAAAAGATAGTAGATGACCTAGTAAAATCGTTGTATGATGTAGGTAGGGTCGCTAGTGGAGCTACTGCTCAGAGTATAGGTGCTTTAAACACTATGCCAATAACACTAACCTCGACTGGATTTAAGGTGCAGATTAGTATGCCTAAGTATTATCAGTTTATTGACGAGGGTGTGAGTGGAACAAAGAACAACACTAACATAAGTAGGTTTAAGTATAAAACTAAGCTGCCCAATATCTCAGCTATTAGAAAGTTTATGGTCAATAGGGGTATAAACGATTTCTCTGACATTAAGTCAAAGAGAGGGTATAAGCCTAAGAATACAACCTCTGGTAAGCGTAGGGATGCTGAGGAGATCAGAAAGTCTATTGCATTCGTAATAGCAAGGAGTATATTTGAGAATGGTGTAGAGCCTACAAATTTCTACTCTAATGTGATTAATGATCAAGAGTTAATAGACTTTGAGCGTCAATTATTCGTTAAATATCGCAAGTATATTGTAGGATTAATAAAAATAAATTAAAAAAAGTGTAGGATATTAAAATTATTGTATATATTTGTAGTACAATAAAAGGGTAAAAGAGTATTAGCCAAGGAATCCAACCTACAGAGAAACCAGCAGCTTCGGAAACCAAACCTCCCTTTTATTTTTAAAACAAAACAAACACAATAATAAAATGACAAGACAACAATTTTACGCAAAACACAGAGAAAGAACAGAGAATTTTGACGCAGATAGCGTTTTAATGCGAATAGTATCAACTTTATCAGATCTTCAGCACGTTAATAACTTTAAAGGCGACAACAAAAAGCAAGATATTAACGATATCTGTAACGCTTTAAAAGATTACATATTTGACTACAAAGACCTTATAAGTAAAGAGGAGAGAATGAGTCTATAAATTAAATACGTTTAGAAAGCCTCCAGAAATGGAGGTTTTTTTATGACCATAAATTTATGCATCTATTTTGGTATATATTAATAGATGGCACTTACAATTCAAGACCAACCGACAACCAACATACCA